AGGTGAAGTGCGCACGAAGAGCTGGTTGCGAGTGCTGCAGGTTATCAGCAAAGAGCGCTTGCCAGGGTTCGGTGCGGTAGGTGGGCCAGGCGGGGTACTCGTCAAGGATGTTGAAGGCGCCGGGGATCGGAGTGCGGGCGCACCGGATATGCTTACCGGTCAGACAGGAGGGGTCGTGAGTGCCGGCCGTGAAGACCTCAACCTCGCGGAAGGTGAGCAGTGCGCGTAGGAAGGTAGTCTTGCCAGCGCCCGCGACGGCGTGGACAACGATGGGGGCGCCGGGAGCGCGCGGTTCGTCGGTGCGATGGTATCCGTTAGTTAGGAGCCTACGTGTCAGTTCTAGATCCATTTCAGTTAGTTTGGTTAGCTTAACCTAAAACCCTTAGAATAGCGAGTCGCCGTGATATAGGGCATGCAAGTTGCTGAGCCTGGAGGTGTGGGCCGTGGTGATGAGGGTGCGAATAGACTGGTAGTGGCAGTGGAGTTGGGCCTCATCAAAGACCTCGTAGACACCGTCCCCAAGCTTGTAGGCCGGCAGAAGGTCTATGACGTACGAGTCGGCGACGTCAGCAAGGGAGCCGGGAGAGTTGGCGGGCTTGCGCGCGGCAAGGGCGAGGCAGGCTTGCAGCTTGACAGGGTCCTTGAGGTAGCCGAGCGGCGTGATAAGGTTGCCGCAGAATTCGGGCCAGGAACCAACGCGCTGTGCAAAGTGTTGCGGTTTCGACTGCAGCGTGAACTTGTCAACAAGCGGCTTGAACGAGTCGCGCTCGGTGGGTTCGCAGTCGATAGCACAGTCGTCGCCGGCGTATACTTGTGCGCAGCCGTCAGGGATCTCGAAGCGTGCGTGGATGTAGGCAATGTTGCACTCATTGTTTGCGTCGAAGGTGGGGCCCTCACCAGTGAGGCGCATGATCGCAAGGGTGCCGAGGAACATCTTGCTGTCGAGCTTCAGCCGGATGTACAGCTCGACAACTTCCTCGGGTACGCCGAGGTGCAGCGCCTTGAGTACTTCAAACTGCAGCATGGCGCCGTCTTGACTCTGGTCGTACGCCGTGAAGTCATTGGTGTATGCTCGAGTGGAGAAGTCCCAATGTGCCTTCGCCCAGGCTGCGATCTGCTCTTGGC